ATATTCTAAACCAACATAGGATAGAGATGAAATATTTTACATATGTTTAAATGACTAAAAGAAAAGAAAATAAACAAAAAGCCAAAAACCTATAATATTTCCCTATATTAAGGCGTAAAATATGAGACACCCGCCGCAGGATTGACAACGGGACGCTATGCACAATTATTTATTGGAAGGTTAAAGCGGTATGCCATATGGGGTAAGCAACACCTGCCGCACCAGTTTGAGACGGACCAGTAATCATCGCAACTCGCCGTGGGAGATACAACCCCACGGAGAAATCGTCTCCGATACGTCCGAACACAACAGGTGGGTTGTCTCCAGATTTGAAAAGAGTCGGAACGCAAACAATAAACACGCTGTCAAGTTCTTCGTCGGTAGAAGCGTATTCTTGATTGCGATTGAACGGGAAAACCAGCTCAGTGACCTCACAGTCAGCAGGAATGATATGTCCGGCCACAGAAGGAAGAACCGAAGGCGTGATCGTGGCGAAAGCGGGAGCAGGAGTAGTGGTCATCCCAAAGGTAACTTTCCGAGCACTCATTATCCACGCCAATCCAGCAAGATTGGCAGTAGGAGGGGCTCGAACAACCCAAAGGAATTGTTTGTTCTTATTAAACACCTGCAACCTCATCGAACCACGCCAGCCCCGATAAAACTTAGCGTAGCCAGTCAAAATCTTAGACAATCTGACCGAGTAGACGGGCAAAGAAGCGGAATCAAGCCAATCGCAAATCACATAACCTTCTCCTTTTGGTGTAAGCGGTATAGGTCTCTTCCACACCTGGTATAAACTGGTGTATTCATTAGGATTTGACAAATTTGGTGGCTCCTGATTGACGACAGGAACAACTTCTTCCACTATAGGAGCGTCCGTAGCAGAATCAACTGCAGAAACAGCCCCGCCAGCTTCGAAAGCGTTCGTGAGTGAGGAGGGTTGACCTCCTTTTCCAGGAACATCATCAGCCTTGCCAGGTCCGGTAAGAGTTACCTTATTGATTGCGATCTCCAATTCATCTATTTTATTGGGCGGAGTGCCGGTTACTACGTATTTAGCACCATTTGCACACCAGGGAATTTCTGCTTCCAACATATAAAGTTTATAGTCTTCGAAAGTAAAATAACCAAGTACAGGGATGGAGGTTGCGACATTACCATTAGCTACAAGACGTTGCAAAATTCTTATTGTGATATGAGCAAAAGTGTAATTAGTGGCTGCCTGATCCAAGAGATATTGCCAAGGAATATCAAGAACTAGAAGATTGTTTCCACCTCCGATGTTCATGACTTTTCTGATTGTGAAATTTGCTGGGTCTCCAAGAGTGGCAGGATCGTTTGAGACATCAAAATTTCCATAAGAGATGTCAACTTCGAGAGCGCCTGAATGGAAAGCGGAAGCAAATACCATCAGAGTGAAACGAGGCTTAGCCTTCCAGTACCTTGCGGCACTATGGACCAATTCCAAGATCGAAGGAGAAACCGGATTCGGGGACTTCACAAATCCAAGCTGAATTGGAGTAACCCAATCAGAATAGAATATGGAAGCCGCCGCATCATTCGTGCTCCATGACTTTTCGAAAAGTGCTTGTGGTCTTGAAGCAATAAATTCGAAAGAAGCCTCATCACATCCTCTTGCAAAGGAAATGTCAGATCGATTGTCAGGGACGTAGCCAGCGATACTCATGGAAAAGCCGGAAACAGGTTCAGGATGCGCCATAGAAATTCCACTCCTAACAACTTTCTGAGCATTGACAGGACCCGTGAGAGTGACATTCCTTGGAATAGCATAAACAACATCACAAAAGCGAAGGAAATAACCAAACGTTGGAGCTGTAGAAGCACCACTCGGCGCAGCCATAGAGGCGGCATATTGCATTTCCCATTCCGGATTGGACCATTCATTTTTCACTGTATAGTCGCATACCCAAGGCAATTTGATTATTTTAGTTGTGGACTGATTAAGAGGCATGAAAACATGAGTGAGTTCGATACTGGATGCAATTGAATTTACAGCTGAAGCCTTGGGGCTGAATGCAACCAACAAATAACCCCCACAGCTAGGCACACCATTTAAAATAAGTTTGACTTCCATAGAAAATCTTTTAAAAATATGTGCAGCAAAAGCAACTTTGTGATACCCATTTTGTTTAACGATAGAAGCATAAAGATCAACATCCGTAAACCCATTGATAGTAGATATATCTTTGTCCTCAATAAAAACCCAATTCTCAAAAGCTGTCTCGAAAGAAAAGTCAGAAGTTATGGGCGGTGTAAACCTTACGTCATTCCTCCCAACCGCTTCTAGCCTCTTCAGAGTCACAGCCTCCGAAAAGCTGGTCAATCCTGATGGATCCATTACAAAGAGTCCAAGTCCAAAGCCAATTTGATCTATTAAAAGTCGTCTCGTTAACAATGTCTTCCAAAATCAATTCGTGGTCTACCATATACAGAAAAGCGTTAAAATCGTCACACGCGTAACGCGTCGATGGACGCACCACACGCTCGTACTCGTCGTTATCCAACAACTGCACTGCTTCACGCAACACGTTTACACTCGCATTAAATTCACTTTCACCCCATCCCGACATGAACTTTAAACCTGCTTGAAGTCGTAAGGCCCAGTCAGCTCCTTTCTCCATCCAAAAGAATAAGTCCCATATTGAAGACTTTCTCAAAGCGCCATACCATTTGCCATTTCGGCGTTTGGGATGACACCCCAAGAAAGTAACTTTGTCTATGGGTCTCGGAGCCCCCGTGAGAGCGGATTTCTTATCATCATTTGTGTAAGTCTGTCCGATTTTTGCTATTTCTCTTGAGTAAATTAAATCATCAAAATCAAGCCGGATTTCATTTTTAACTGCAACTAAAATGTCATCACCACACACAACCAACCTCACATTCTCATCAAATTTGTGTTGAGGGCACTTCAGAAGAAAGGCATACCTCCAATACATGTCATGAATCATACAATTCATAACAGTAGTGAATATGTTGCCCGACCTCTGACCGTGCTGAATCCAAACTAACCATGATTCGAACTGCATCGGAGAATTGACGATCAAGTCACAAAGAGCTTCAAACTTCTTCATGTCAAAATCAGGGATCTTTTCTTCACAGATTTCACCTATCGTTTGCAGGGCTGCATCTATAAATTGTTTATGGAGAGTGACATCCCAGTTCTTTCCATCACCAGCAAACAACATGTTATTATACTCAATCAATCTTTCCAAAAGAAAATTCATGTCATAAGAATTAGGGTTGCATCCAACAGCATATCCAGTTTTTCGCCAGGAAAAGTTAAGAGCAGCCATAAAAGTTCCAGTCATTTCGCGAGCCTTAACCCAAAGAGCAAGAGGACCACACGCAGTTAAGCGCACAGCTCCTCTCTTGATCTTTTCAATGGGTCGCAGTTCGTCTTTGGTGTACATTAACCAACGAACATCAGGTCTTTCAGTATTTTCAGGATCAGATAAATACCTATCATACATCTCAAGCTCCTCCAACAGAGCTTCAGTTGGTTCGTACTCCAAATTCAAACCATCAGATTTCAATCTTAAAAATGAACGTTTTCCCTTTTCGGTTGCAAATTTGAGAAGAGGCCAACCAGGAGAGCTCGACATAGTCACACTAGCGAGCTTCCCCGGAACGCCTCCAACAGCTTCTTGAGGAGTTAATATTCTAGGTGTTACTGGCCATTCCAAATTCTCTTTAAGATGACGTTTAACTTGTCTTCTAGCCAATTCAACTACTCTCGGTTTTGCTGGCGGTATATCAGGCATAAGTCTCTGATTAAAAGCGCGCCGAGCCGGATCATCTCTAACATCCGCATCGACGCGATAGTCACCAGAGCTTAGTGGTGCAGGTTGTTTTTCTGGTTGGTGTCCCATAGTATACAGGTAATCGGCTATAGGGCTTTCCACTAATTTTGTTCTATTAGGAACAAACACTTTCTCATTCACGTTCAACATTCTCCACTGGATCACGTTGGCGCCCCTGAGTGTCACAGGACCGGTCAGAGTCACCTCGCCGTCTACAAGAGACGCCAAAGCAGCCTTCAAAAGCTCCTGTGTAACAAAGGCCCCATACGAAGTTCCTGCGTCAGTCACAGCCATATGAATGGCGGCAACCTTATTCAGGCATTCTCCAGAGGTAATCATCCACGGTCTCCCACAATCGCCCTGCACACTCATCAAATTGGTGGCATGAAGAACATCTCCCGGGGAGACTATCCATTTCTTAACACGTATTGGATCAACGTTCTGCTGTTTCTTGGCAAAAGCATTCTGAGTGTTCCCTTCTCCTCCCAAAACCATTATAGTGGTGTAACCTATTTTTCTTAAATCATTATCAGAAATAAAAGAACTTATAACGGCGTCAGTTTTGATTATGGAACCTCTGAAGCCTATAGATCCGGGAGAAAGTCGGAAAATTGCAATATCATACATTTCATTCACAACCATTCTATCTTTATCAAATTTACATTTTATCCACTGAGTATCTCCAACAAACTTCACATACAAGAAATCCTGATTCAGGTCAAAAGAACCTGTATCAAAATCAGCAAAGAAATGCGCATTACACAAAAAGTAATTATCACCCAGGCACACAGAATACATACCGTCAGACATATCAAAAGAAATTTGACACACAGCCTTTTTGATTGAAGAAGGGCCACAGAGATTCGGAGTCGGACCACTCAAATGAGTACCCGGTCGCCGCATGGCAACTTTACGTGACCACCCTTCCTTATCATAAGGAGTCATCGATTTTGAAGAATACGAAAGATTCCCGCCTGTTAAACGAGTCTCCCCGAAAACCTCATCCACCTCATCCTTAGTCAAAGGAATTTCTTCCTTTCCTTTAGTGAAATATTTATAAATTAAATAAATGATAGTACCTACTCCCGCAGCAATGCCTAAAACTTTCAAACTATTTTTAAACAAATCATAGCCCGAAGGAGGCTCAACAGGAATACCAAAAGAATCAACAGTCGTACACTCAACTTGATTTACAGGCAAAACAGCACACAAGAAATCAGTCACTCCAGATGCCGGTATAACGGGAACCGGTTCGGTAGAAACAGAAGAAGCAAGTTCATATGAAGAATAACAAAGAGGTGGAGGTCTACAAAGTCCAGTTCTATTGGATGAAGATAAAACAAGAGACATTCTTCTATGAAATCCAGATTCTCTTACATCTAAGCCCAGTTTCTTCACAAAACAATGCTTTCGGACGAGATTAACTTTTTCTAAAAGAACTTTCAAACTATCTCGAGTTACATCTGTAGGATTCAGAATATCAGCAGCGGATAATTGCACAAATTCCTCGGACAATCTCATATACATTTTCTCATAATCATCCGAACGCAAAGGACTCCAATCTCCCTTCAGCAGATCTTTCAACTCATTATCTGAACAACTTTTCAAAAGATCGGATGACCATCCGACGTCATTCGCATCATGAAAAGAAGAAGCGGAGTCAGAATCCGAATCATCAGCAACGTCCGGCGTTGGCTCACCATTCAAACTCTTTTGTTCATTTTCCAAAACTTTCGCACAAAATCCTTTCCATTTTCTCAACGGACAATCTGAGGAAAGAAAACCGGCCATCTCTTTCAAGGCGGCCGAATAACTCTTATCCTCAAGAGCATTCACATTCAAAATCATTCCTCTTTGGTCTTTAAATAAATGCAAATTTGGTTCCAAATTCACTCCTATTCTAGCAAAGTAAGCCTTGATCGACTCAATAGCACCTCGATCGTTGCACAGAATCAAACAAGGACTTCTCACCTTGGGTCCTCTGGGTGTCAAACCCTTTGACTCCAACCACTCAGCTGGAGACACAGGGCTTGTAAGAATTCTCACACTGAAAGCATGTTCCATATCGTCCCATGCTCTCTCAAAACTATTCTTTTCTTGTATGGAACGCGAACCAGCAAGACGGAAATTTGTCTCCTTCCAGTTCGCGTAATGTTTTGCAATCAACCCCATTAAAGAGTCGAAACTCAACCACTCTCCAGCAATGCCTTCAGCAGTCATAGTGTTACGTAAACGATACCTAACAAAAGTTAGATTCTCCAAATTAGTTTTATTTATTTTCGACATTTCCAATTTACCCTCAGCATCCAAGGGCGCATTGGAAGCAAGAGCAACCTCAACTAAGAGGTTCCTTCTACGATAAATTGCTTCTCTGGGAATTTGACTATTTGGCCAACCATAATTGCTGGCCAAGTAAACCATTTCTGGATTTAACTTGGTTCCTTTAATTCCAACGGCGACATTGTCAATAGACGCCATGTCGGGCATAAAAGTTCCTGTGCTAGCTAAAGAAAGGAAATCAACAGATTGACTCCCTTCGGGATCATGCATTAAAAACTCATCCCAAAAGATATACTTATGGACGGTAGAAGCACCATTCCAATGTTCTCCACGAACCGGTTTAAAATAAGTTAAATGAGTCGGTAACATCTTTGAAATTCTATTCAAGGTCAATGACTTCCCCTTTCCCGGCTCACCATAAAGGTGAACCACGAAAGGCGCCATCCTGTCCTCTCTAACAAACTTCGTAACAAAAGTCGCGGGTAACATAGCCAACAATTTAGTGTGATAAATACCAATGGTTCTTTTCATTTGGGTATCCAACGTTGCCATACGATAAAATTTATGAGCCTCCTCGTTACACATTTCCACACCCTTCCGGAAGCTTTCGGTAGTCAATACCTCAGCAGAGTGAGAGGCCTTAAAAAGGAGCTCACATCGGTCAACAAACTTCTTGACCTGTATTTCCATTATACTGGCCGGGAAGTAGCGATCTGCAAGATAGTATCCGATCAATTTCGGCCACATCTCGCATAACACTCCTCCCAGGCCAGCGGCACCTGCCCCCAAAGCAGCGAACCCCCCATAGGTTCGGAGGAAAGTCAGGGTTTTTCTTGTGTCATCACGGGAGGGCCAATTTCCGGTTATGGCAGCTCCCACGAGTCCTGTCATGAAACCCGAAGCGGCCATCCCTGCTACAGGAGGACCGGTTAGGGTTACACCTTCACGGTGCAAACATTTAGGTGACATGGTCCATTGTTCTCCATCTTGAATACAATGAGAACAATGGCCCATTTCTTGAATTTCTTGCAATTGTTTTTCAATTATGTCAGCGTAAACAGAACGCCAACCAACTCTACCAACTTCTTTGTCGGCAATTACAATTTTTCTCAATCTTTCTTTCATGTTCTCAAACATACGAGATCGAATGCGGCAAGAGCGGTCAAATAAAGACACCCTCTCCCATTGAATCAAAATATCCAAAACATCCTCAGCTCTATCTCTCGTTTGTCTTTCACACAAATTTACAGCAAATTCAAACACGCCAGGTTCTGAAGGATTAAGAACTCTCAGTCGTTCAACCAGTTCATTCTTACTTTTAGATCCAAAGAAATAAAGACTAAATGCAATTCTAATTTCTTCTTCAACATCATTAGACCTCTTGGTCTCCCAATCACCAGATGTTTCAGAACAACTCAACCAATACTTCACAGATTCAGGTATAGGTATACCCAAACCGGAAAGCACATTCACAGCAAACCTTCCAACATATCCAGCGATCTTAAAACCAACGGCAGTCATCAATGCACACATGACAACAACCATGAGTCCCATACAAAATTTCTTGGTCAAGGTTTTCGTCGTTTCCCAAACCCACTCAATTAAGGTCTTTATAGGGTTCAAGATAGAGTCAAAGTATGTTCGTACAGTCTGAACAGTAGGGGATGAATAAATGCTTTGTATGTAGCCAGAAACCATTGTCCAAAGTTCCTCAGCCTTCTTCATTAGCCATGCCCAGGCGGTTTTCACACCACCAAAGGCCTTGTCTTTGAATTCAGCAAAACCTGTTAAATAAACATTTGAATGAGCGACATTTTCTCTAAAACCATGGTCAGTAAAATCGCCCAAACTTGCTCTCAAATAATAAACCATTTTCATGAAAATCGGGTCTGAAACTACTTGAATTCCTTTGAGATCATAAACATGGGTCATTGCAGCGTCATCAGATTTGAGAACCTTACCCAAACTTAAAGCAATTTCTTTCTGAATTCTTATTATTTGCCAAAATTCCTTTTGTATCTCGGCTTCAGTAAAAGTGTTGTCGGGTTTGTCCATTTGTTCCTTAACAAAGTCTCGTACTTTTTGGTAAGTCATGTTGATAACTGGAAATCGTCTTTTCGGCATCATCTTTCCCAAGTCAAGGTCAAACTTCCTCAGATCATTTTCACAACAATCCAAAGGAAAGGCAACATTGAACCGTTCACAGATGGTAGCCAGAGTCGATAGACGAGGTCCATTCCAGAAAGTCAATTTGTAATGAGGGCATCTCCATTCAAGAGTTGCCTTAGGAGCATCTTCTTTGGTCACAGTCACTTTCATCAAGTCAAATAAATCCGCATTCAACAACGCATTCTTCGCAGTCAACACTTCCGCACTTGAATCGAGATTCGCGGGTGGAGTCAACAAAATGACGCGCGCTAGGCGGCAAAAATCTCTTCTTTCAGGGATGTTACTTCCAGAGACGCGAAATCCCTCCGGAAAACTACCCCTGGCAGCGACAAGTTGAGAGAACTTGGTGAAAACAGTCTTTCCCATATCGCTAATGTCTCTAACCAACAAAATCTACAAAGATATGCTAATCGCAAGACAGACGTTCTACAATGCAAACAACAATAGCAATGATACACCACAACAGGCAATAACACGCAAGTATGATGCACACAACGCTAACAATTGTCACAAGGTGAAAACGATCACTCCTTT